CAGCACCACTACTAATCTTTCTTCCAACAGCAACATCTGCTGCAGTAACACTACCACTCAATCCAAGTTTTAATTTCCTTGGAAGAGTTCTAATAGGATTATCTGATAATACCTGAGTATTTTCATTACCTGCCTCAACTGGAGTGTTATAGAATGTAACTGTACCAGAAGGAACAAATGCTGCTTTATAAAGAGTAAATGTTAGGTCTTGATACTGACTTGGAGTCCAGATACTTCCATTTTGAGATTTAAAGAGACTACCACCAATGTATTGCTTAGTAACAACAACACTTTCAACATCAGGTAAATTAGATGTTCTAACTGTCTTCTTACCCATTGTTGCACACCACATCTCATACAAATCAGATCCTGGTGATAAGAATACTAATGCATATTCTTTGCCTGGTTCTAGATAAACTGGAGATGGGAATTTGATTCTAGTAGCAACAGAAGCATCGTCTGAAGTTACTATATCATTTGGATTAATTGATACTTGAGCATAATCTTGTACTAAGAATGTTGTTGGTGTTCCCAATTCAACTGTCCTAAGTTCTACAAATACTTTAGCATTTGGATCTTTCTTTGCAAAGTAAACATCAAATGAAGTTAAGAATGCACCAGATTCATCAACAGTGAATGATTGTGCTAAAGGATCTCTGTAAGGTGCTTCTATTCTTCGTGTTGATTCTTCTTCATTTACACTAATAGTAGTATTGATTTCATTTGGTCTCTGTGCAGGTGCAGGTGGATTTCTAACACCAACAGTATTTGATACTTGAGTTAGGATAGTTCCAGTAGCATGATAACTTGTAGAAGCATCACTAGCTAACGCAGTGCTTCCTGGAAGTACAGTTGTCCCTATAGAAGCAGCAGTTAATTTAAAAGTCTTTGTTCCAGTTCTAAACAATGGAGATGGTTTTGGTATTACATTAGCATTTCTAAAGAATATTGCACCCAAACAATCTCCCCAATTATCAGAGAATAATCCAGCGTTTGTTACTGTAGCAGTTGCTCCACTGGTCTTTCCTACAAGTGTAAATCCTTCGGATATATAACCATTTTGTGAAGGTTTATTAGCAAGTTCATTTACATCACAATTAAATAATTTAGATGTTGCTGAATATGAATCAGATGGTGCTGGTCTTGAACTATCAAATATATCTACCATATATTTTTCAATATTTCCACCAACAACACTTACATTACTAGATGTTAATGATGTTCCAATCTGTTCTTGGGATACTGATAAATCACCGTATGAATCAGTGCTAAAAGGATTTATAATAGGGAGTCTAACAAAACTAGAATCACCATACTTATGATTTGGTGGAAGTGCTTTAACAGTAGCAACTAATTTACTACTATCATATACATCAACTTGCTCATAGTTAATGAAAGAACCAGAATTCATTTGAATTTCAGTTACTTTAGGTGTTACATCAGGAGCAGCACTATCAAGATATGCATAATGTCTTGTACTTGGTTTTAATCCATTTGCACTAAACGCAACATTTCTACTACGCATAAATGGATCGGTTACGCCACTAATCTTAATACTTTCAACATAATCAAACTCTCTACCAGCACCCTCTAAGGTATTAGTAAATGAAGTTTCTGTAGTCCTTGTTGTGGTTGTTGTTCTAGTTGTAGTAATATCTCTATGATTACCCTCAAATATGTCTTGATCTGTTTCAATTTCATTTTCAGTTACTGTTACATCAGTATTTGATTCAGTAATATCAGAAACAACATTTGCTTGCTCAACCCAAGTTGCACCAGTAGATTCTTGTCTAAAGTTATCAATATAAATTGTTCTAGTCCAATTATCTGATGGTGGATCAAGCATAATACCACCAACATACACTATGACTTCAAATGGGTTAATATTTTCAACATCAGATGCTTGTGGTTGTTCAATCCATCTAACTTCATCGTAATCTAATGTTAATATATCTCCAGTTTTTTTACAATTAGGATCTAAAAGTTTTAAATTAGATGAAATATCTACAATATTTTGATCTATAGAAGGATCAAATGCTAATTCAGCAGGAATTGACCAAAAATCAACAGCACTGATTAATTCTTTGTTAACAATATCAACTTCACATCTAGATCCTTGTTCACGATTAAAGTTAATAAAATCTCTATTTTTGAAATCATTTACAACAAATCCAGTTTTAAATCTATCTAACCCATCAGCATCAGTAACTGATAATGATTTAGTATCTAATTCAAGAGCAGTAAGAGAAGTCATTACTTCTAAATTAGAAACTCTTTTTTCAATTTTACCAATATCTCTCATGGTAAATCTTCTATTATCAACCAGTCTAATTTTAGGACCTTTTACTGGGTCGTAAAGATATGGTGGAAGTGTAATTTCAGCAACTTCCATAGAATCACCAACCTCAGTAGGTGGTGCTGGAGAATCAGCAGAAACTCCTTTGATAAGTTTTACTTGTTCAAATTTATTAATTACTAGTTTATCAATTCTTGGTAGATAGTAAGTATATCCAACAATAGAATTTTCGTCTGGAGCAACAACATATCTGGTTGTTGTCTCAAAACTTCTTGATGAGAATGCAAATGGAGATGTATTAGTTGTTGGATCAAATTCATTTACTCTTGGTCTAAAATCAAGAATATCACTTGCTCTAGTTCTTCCTATACTTGGTATATCATTAGTATATCTATCTTTAGTATATGAATTTACAGTAAATAAATCACCATTATTTCCACTTTGAATTTTATACTTATCAAATATAATAAGCAATCTGTTAGAAGGAGAACCTGCATTTTCTTTTCTAACTATTCTAGAATAATCAGAATATTGTTTTTTATGACCCTTATTTAATCTATAATTAGATGTTCTATTCACATAGTTTCCAAAAATTACTTTTTGAATATTTGTTTCTATGTTAGATTCTTTAAAGTTAACTGTTTCACCAGGTGAGAATGTGTTTCCATTAAGATATACAAAATCAATTTCATTAGCAGAAGATCTATTTACAATTTGACCTATTGCCCTACTCTTCTTACCAATAATTTTTTCACCAACTATAGAATTTGTATCTAATGCTAATCCTCCTACAAATGTTAATCGATCTAAACTAGGAGTGTTTGCATCTTTAGATTCAAATACTGCAAGAATTTTTACTACATCAGGAACATTTAATGATATTTCTTTATCTTCAACTCTTAATCCATAATATTTACTTTGAGTTAATTGTGCATTAGTTGATACACCAACAGTTCTTGTTACTTCTAATTTATTGCTTCTAATATAGTCTTTAGATTTACTTGTAAGACCTATTTTCCTTAATGTAGTATTGATAGTTATATTTTTACTAGGTTGAAGACCTGTAAATACTAAATCATTACCATCATTAGTAATAGTAACTTTGTCTGAACTTAATTTCTCTGGTTGACCATCAACATCATAAACTATAGAATATCTTTCCTGATCAAACGCTTCAAAGAAGGCACTAGTAATACCAATCGCACCACCATCTGAAGATCCATTTAAAGCATCTTGAGTTGTTAATGTGACACTACCACTTGCAGAAGTTGTTTTTCCTGTTATTTGGCGAGATATTGAAAGGGTTGAATTTGATAAATCAACTGCTGATACATTTCTCTTTGGTAATTTTGCAAATAATCCAGAATTATTTAAATTAAGAATTTCAGGTTTTTTAACACGAAATGTTGGAGAAATAGGAGTTGCTGAAGAAGGAATCTCACCACTTATTAGACCAGTTACAGAACTAACTGTTGAAAGACCTATTGAACTGCCATCAGCAGATATTGAATTTACTCTACTAAAGGTTTCAAATTGAACACCACTAGTATCTGTAGAATATCCTACAATACTATCAGTTTTTAATCCAACTTGACCAGAAAATCTTCTTCTAGATGCAGTTGCAGTTGCATTATATCCAGTAGTATCTCCAACAATTACTAATTTATCAAAACCAGAAAAATTAGGTAAAATTCTATCATGTAAAACAGAATCAGCAGCAAATGGAGTTAATAATTTATTGTTTGAAAGTGTTTTGGCATCTTGATATACTGATTTAATATCATCAGTAGTATAAGATGTTACTTTAATTACAGAAGAGTTGGAAGCTATATCTTGTTCATTAAATTTTAACTGTTCTCCTTGAATGAATGTTCCAGATGTTTGAGATAAAACTAACTCATTTGCATTTGTCGCAGCAACATATCCAGTAGCACCACTGCTTAAACCACGAATATATGATGATACTGGTGCAGTATCAGTAATTGTACCTGGATTACTTATCTCAAGATAGGTGTATGTTTGTATATCATACAAATATAAATCCCACTCAGTTGCAGCACCATTATAAGAATCATCAGTCAAACCAAACCAATAAACACGGGCTTCACCAACTTTTGCACCTAATTCATCAGTAGTTTGATTTTGTGCTGATCTTGTTAGAATTCTTCTACTATAAAGGTGAATGACATTAGCACCGCCACTCTCAGCAGAACCAATATTAATATAAGGTGATCCCTGAACATTATTAACTCTTAATAAACTACCCATTGCGAATGGAATGGGTGATTTTTTAATACTCTTGGTATCTCTTGGTTTATCTACATCTAAAACAGTTGTTCCTGGTAGATTTACATCAAATCCTCTAACATATGCTGTGCCTGGTGATAACTTAACACACATTGTATCTTCTGAAGGATCATTTCCTTCATCAGTCTTTTGACCTTCTACATATAATCCATCAGAACCAATCTCATCATTCAATGAATTTTGAATGTTTACTCTAAATGGATTTACTGCATAGTTACCAGATTCATCATATGTTCTCTTAGCAAAATATTTTTTAATCTCTGAGTATACAGACTTATTCTCTAATTTCTTTATTTCACCATCTCGTACTCTTAATAACTCTACAAAATTAGTATCATTATAATCTAATAATGCTTTTTTAGTTAAACTAACTGATATTCTAAATCTATCTGCACCAGGTGCAGCAAAGTTAGTAAATCCTTTAGCATTATCATTTAAAGAAGAATCATCATTTGCATTTATAACTTGCTCTAATACTTCAAATCCAACTCTATATGATGGTTTATTACTATATGGTTCTAAAACAACAAGAGATTTACTTACATCTACAAATGTACCTCTTATAAAATATACACCTTTATCAACACCAACAGCAGATCCAATAGCAGTAGCATCCTCAGATACCAATGTTAAGATAGATTCTCCTACATTTAATGTAGTGTTACCGTAAGTAATATTTTCTTCAAGTATTAATATTTCTTGGTTTGGAAATGCTTGACTTTCTTTATTATCTCCAGATGATTTATATTTAACAAATAGAGTAATATCATCAACACCTTCAGATGGTGGAAGAATATAATTTTTAATAGTTCCTGTTATTTGGGAGTTTTGTCCACGAACTAAAGTTCCCTTACCATCATTATTATTGATTATTGCATCAAGATATACACTAATATCAATGCCTAGATGATCTGGATTTACTTTTACTGCAAAATATGTACTATCATAAGTTACTCCACCAGGAATAACCATTGAACCTTCTTTAAAAATATGACTTCCAAATGATTCTAATTGGTTTTGCAATATTGATTGCAGACCAGTTAATTCTCTTGCTTGAACTGGAAATCCAGGTTTAAACAGCACCTTATAAAAGTTGTTTGCCTTATCAAAATCATCATAATAAGGACTTATATTTAAGTTAGTCTTTTGTGGCATTTTTCTTTAGAATTCCAGGATGATTTTAACGTCTTCTTTTTGTCGAGTATTTCGAGCGATCAAAGGTCTATTGTCAAGATAAACAACTTCCCCTGAGCCTTTATTTATCTCAGGTTTAGATAACCCATCATTGAAAGTTGTTTCTAAATTGATTAACTTTGTTCCAGAGGGATTTGTACTAATTCCAGTGAAAGCTGTATCAATAGTTCCCGAAAAAGTAGAACTTTCACCTTTAACAGCATTAGCAGTAGATTCAAATTCATATATTCGACCACTAATTGATATACCTGCATAATCAGTTTGATCATTTGTAGTAGTATAATTTAGAGATCTATCTCTAAAATACTTCATAACTTGAGTCTCTTTATCATATGAAGCAACATAAGCACGGGCTTTTTGTGGGTCACCATTAGAATCTACAATATCTTGTGTAATTTCCTCACCAATGGTTGGAGTACCACTGACAGTTTTAAATTTAAAAGCATTCAAAGATGAAAAAGTTGTTCCAGTAAAAGTATTAGCAGTTCCAACTTCAGTTGGATTTTTTACAATACCTACTTGTGCAAACTTTGTATCTGTTGGAAAGTCTTTTGTAGAATCGTCAAATCTAGCATATATTAATACCTTATCTGTTCCTAATTCAGTATAGATATCGTAACCATGACCAAGAGATGGTGGAATTATCGGAACTAGTTTTGCTCTTTGGTTTGCTGGATGTTGAGTATCTTGTAAAGCACCCAAATCTACAACACCATAACTATAACCCTTACCACCAGAACTTACAGTAACATCTTTAATTACACCAGAAACAATATC